AGCCAATCTACCATTAAGCCATTAGTACCTAATAGACAAATAAGTAATAAATTAAAAGATATTGAAACCAAAGGTTTCATGAGAGAGATACGAGTACCTATGAGAAAATGGGAAGATGATGGAGATGATCTGGCAGGCTTTGGACTCGTCGAACCGAAAGATGCGCCACAGCCTAAGATCCGCAAATCCGATCCTAAGACTCGGGGAAGACGACCAGAGCATGAGTGGACCCCGATGGATGTCGCTGCAGAGTTTTCTTTTCGTGTCGGCAGGAAATACCCCTTACTCCCTGGAACAGTTAGCGTCAAACAACTCTCAGGAGCACTTGCCAAATTCAGAAAGCAATACGACACCAACGCCCTAATTGAGTTAGAGTTGCTACGACTCTTCATGGCAGATGAAAGGAACTTCAAGGACATTGGCAACGAGGCACCGTTGCTGTATAAGATGTACCTATCTTCATTTGGCAAGAAGATGAATCAAGCCAGAGAAAATCTTGGCCTTAATAAAATTAACGCCCCAGTAGATACAGCAGTTAAGATGGGAACGTTACAAGCAAGTGATGGACGTACTTTCCAGAATTCACTTTCTGGTAGAGCACAACTAGCAAGATACGAACAACGACTAAAGGAGAATGCAAATGGCTAAAAAGGTAGTAAAGACATTTACCGCAAATCTAAACAAGAACACTGAAAAGGGTGGCGCATGGTTGGCCACAGTATCAATTGAGACCAACGGAATTGAAGGAATTGATATCTTCCTACAGACCGCATGGTCAAATGCATCAGCAGGCAAGCGATGGGTTAAGAGCCAAGTGCAAGCACTTACACCACGCAAGAGCGTGAAGATGATTGCAGGCGAAGGCAAAGATGCAAAGGGCAAGCCAACTTCATTTGTTGGCGTTGTAACTTTTAAATCTGAATAATGCTCGAGTTCAGTTTCTTCTGCCCAAGTTGTAAAGAGAAAGTTCAGGGCGTTGCAACTGAACGGGATAGTATGAGTTTGGATTTAAAGTGTTACTCTTGTAATTCTGATTGGGAAAAAGTAATTGTTGATAGGGGTAAAGAGTAATATGTCTTCTAGAAAATACAGCCAAAGAGGAGTTCCAATTCCTTTGGCTCAATGCATAACTTGTAAAAGTTTTTTGCCAAAAAGAGTTACACATTTATATGAAAAAGAATTAAGTGGATACCTGTGTCAAAGTTGTTGGGATGCAAAATATGATGGTGCAGATTTTTCTACTAAATTTTTAGTAGATTTATGAATAACAGATTAATTTATCCAACTAATAATAAGTTTCTTAATTTTTTTTGTAATGTTATGTTAGTTAAAAAAAAAGTTGCCGTAAAAAGAAAAACAATTAACATAAAATTTATTCCAACCAGTGAAGATGCACAGAACTTTACTGAAGCACCTGTTCCAGCAAAAAAAAGTATTCCTAATTGGTATAAAAAAATTCCCAATTTTAATGTAAAAGATTTAAAATTAAATACACAAAACGTTGTTACTAATTCAAATTTAAAAATGTGTATGCCATTTTTTGATGCTCTTACAGGAGGCTATATTCAAAAAACTTGGACTGATATATACATAAACTATACAGATGAAGGCATTAAATATGCTTCAGCAGTATTCCCTCAAATAATATCAACCCGAGATATTGTAAGCCCAAAAATTGATTCAAATTATTATCCTATAGAATTTATTTGGTTAAATCAATGGAATACAATGCTTCCAAAAGGTTATAGTATGCTTATTACTCATCCTCTTAATAGGTTAGATCTTCCATTTATTACACTATCAGCAATTATTGATATGGATAATTTTTACCATACAAAAATTGGAAGTATTCCTTTTTTTATTTATAAAAATTTTACAGGAGTAATTCCAGCGGGAACCCCGATGTTTCAAATGATTCCTGTTAAAAGAAAGGATTGGAATAGTTCTGTTGAAACTTACAATGAACTTTTAATTAAAAAGTTACAACATAAAAGAAGCAGTAAATTTTATAGTGCTTATAAAACTTTTTTTTGGGTTAAAAAAAATTATAATTAAATAAGGAGAAAAAATGATTATTCAAATTATAGGGCAAGCAGGAGCAGGTAAAACTACTCTTGCTATAGAACTTGCAGATCGAATAAATGGAATTCATATTAATGCCGATAAAGTACGGGCAGACTTAAATAAAGATTTAAGTTTTGAATTAAAAGATAGGATTGAAAATGCTCGTAGGTTGGGTGCTCTTGCTAGGTTACTAAGTGAACAAGGACAAATTGTTATTGTTGATTTTATTTGTCCAACAAAAGAAACTAGGAATGCTTTTGGTAAACCTAATTTTTTAATTTGGGTTAACAGAATAAAAGAAGGACGTTTTGTTGATACAAATAAAATGTGGGAAAATCCAGAACTTTTTGATATAGAGATTATTGAAGGCATGTCCGTTAAAGAAGAGGCCGAATTAATTATAACTAATTTTGGATTTCATGATTGGCGTAAACCAACCACCTTAATGCTTGGTAGGTATCAACCATGGCATGAAGGTCACCACGTTTTATATGGAGAAGCAAAAAATAGGACAGAACAAGTGGTTTTAGGCGTTAGGAACACCTACGGAACTAGCGAAAAAAATCCACTTACATTTTCTCAAGTAAAAGGATACATCGAGGCAGACCCAACAATGGTTGGTGCAATGATTATCAAATTTCCTAATATTACCAACATAGTCTATGGTAGAGATGTTGGGTACAAGATTGAACAAGTTAAGTTAGGGGATGAAATTGAGGCTATTAGCGCTACTCAAAAACGTAAAGAAATGGGTCTTTAATTTAATATTTGACAATAACCTAGCAGACAGAGAAGCCAGACTATATTTTGGAGATAAAGATGAAAGTAACTAAGGCTCGTTCGTTTACTAAGTCTTTAACCTACCGAGTATTTGGAACTATTTCTTCATGGGCTGTTGTTTATGTAATTACAGGTAAAGGTTCTTTAGCAACTCTTATAGCATTTTGGGAAACAGTTGTTAAGGTTGTTATCTACTATTTCCACGAAAGAGTGTGGAACAAGGTAACTTGGGGGCGTAATGACTAATAGATTAGTTTATCCAACTGATAACAGGGCGCTTAGATTTTTTGGCGATGTGATGATAATGATTGGTTCTTGGTTCTTACACATAGGAATGCGCTATGGTGGTATGTACGAGTTTGAGTTTGAAGACGACGATGTATGACATCAATACTCTATCGGCTTTAAAGAAGCACTGGTTACTTCGTAACTCAAATATCCCACGTCGCTTCCTCGGCCTTGAGCCACAAGACCTTGTGGACAGAGCGGGGTCATTTCCTGACGAGGTGACTACGTGGATAGATGACTGCGTGAACGGTCAGGTCATAAAGCAGATTGGCAACATCGGAGTAAATGGCGTTGGCCTCTTGTTCGATGGCGGACCTGGAATTGGGAAGACTACTCATGCGGTAGTTGCTGCTATGGAGTTTGTCCGTAGGCTTCCTAATACTGATGCCGATGCTGCAAAAGTTTTAGGCTTAAGTGCTTCTGACTTTGGTATTAATGCCAGACCAATTTATTACATGACATATCCAGAATTTTTGTCAAAGAAAAAGTCTACTTTTGACGCAGACTTTGATGATAAAAAACAGGCTGTATATGAAATTGATGGATTCCATGGCAGATCTAAATTTGATTGGTTAAATGTGCGTATCCTTGTAATTGATGATTTAGGAAAAGAATACGGTTCAAAGTACGATGACACCTCATTCGATGAGATACTTAGACTTAGATACGACAAGGCTCTACCAACTATCGTTACCACGAATGTTCGGTTAGAGAATTGGGAAGCAGAGTACAAAGAAGCAATGGCAAGTTTTGCCCATGAAGCCTTTGTTAGAGTTCCAATAGTCGGAGCAGATTTGCGAGCCGCACAATGAAGGGAATGAGCATGGAGAGCCCATGGAGGACTGTTCAATTGTTTATTTCTTCTCAGGCTGCAGGCGTCTTTGAGGTTGAGGTCGATACTAAAACAAAACGCATTAGGTGTAACTGCCCCGTCTGGAAAAAGACGCTTAATTGCAAACACATAAACTTTATCAATAATAAGATGCGTATGAACAATGGTAACTACTCAATCTTAGTTCCAAGTGAAGTGCCAGAGGAGTTGGCAATGGAAGCAAACGACGATCCAGTGAAGTTTCGTGAGTTTGTTATTAAGTATGCTAAAGTCGAGGTACTATGAAAAATGGAGACATATCAAACGTCTCCTCTCCGCAAGTCATTTGTGTAACAGATGTAGTAATTAACTTAGTTGAAGAAGTAACTGGAAAATTTTTTACAACAAAAGTTAAATATAAATTAGGAGACATACAGTTAGAGGGGGCGCATAAACTCTGGAAATTATCTAATGATTACGGCATCTCGCTTGAGTTGGCTGGTTACGCAGACTTAGGTTGGAGTGAAGAGTTATTAGAAAAAGCCTTTGAAAAATTAGAAAGAGAAGTTGTTAATCCATTTAACTATTGGCAGTTATATGCCGATCCATCAGAGTTAGTAAGGAAACTTCCATACCGTGCTAATCTTCGAGGCATAGTAGATATACCAGGTAGGGTAGCAAGATACGGATCAGCAGGAGTAGAACTAAAGAACTTGTAAGAGGGGAGCAAAATGGCGGCGGATAACGAACACCGTTTAGTAAGTAAAGTAATACGAGACCGAGACATTATCCCT